GACCAAAGCCAAAGCTGGGAGCCAGTACCGGCAATTATTCAAAATCGAAATTTGAATGATTAAGGTAGGAGTTAATTAAAGAATGAGCTTGACACATTTAAGTTTGTTTACAGGTATCGGAGGATTGGATTTAGCAGCAGAGTGGGCAGGGATTGAGACAGTAGGACAATGTGAGTTTGCGGATTATCCCACAAAAGTACTGGAAAAGCATTGGCCGGAAGTACCACGCTGGAGGGACATAAGAACATTAACAGGAGAGAGCTTTTATGAGCGGACAGGATTACATACAGTTGACGTTATTTCAGGAGGATTCCCCTGCCAGCCATTCTCTGTTGCCGGGAAGCGGCGAGGCGAGGAAGATGACCGTTACCTCTGGCCAGAAATGGTTAGGGTTATCGAGGAACTCAGGCCGACTTGGGTTGTTGGAGAAAATGTTGCTGGAATCATCAATATGGCACTCGACACAGTGCTTTCTGACTTGGGGAGCCAAGGATACGCCACACGGGCATTTCTTATACCAGCTGCAGGTGTCAATGCCCCGCACCAGCGATACAGGACAGCGATTGTGGCCTATTCCAAAGGCTGCTATTCGGGGGGACTGCCCGTCAGAAAGGAAACGAAGAAGTCCGGATTTGTCAGCGGCAGTGAGGATGTTTTCAACACCGACTGCACAGGACTTCAAACATCGAGGGCCAAACAGCAGGCAACAGGGGCTTCCAGAAATGGTGAGGATGTTCACAACCCCAACCGCATCAGATACAGCAGACAGGATACCAGGGAATCCGATTGTAACGATACATGGGACGATAAGACATCGAAACAGGGCTGGAGGACAAAGCCAAATGACCTTGTCACAGGTTGCCAAGATGTATCCGACTCCTACGGCACAGGATGCAAGGAACTCTACTTTCCCGGAATCACAGATAGAGAGAGATTCACTGGTGGGGGAACTGATGAGGGAGCGGTATGCAACACCGCAGGCCAGGGACTATCGGACAGGTCAAGCAAAAAGGTGGAAGAATTCAGAGCGGAGCAGGAATCTGAACGACCAAATTGCCGCAGGGGAGAACCGGATGGAAGTCGGCAGTGGGCAGTTGAACCCAACGTGGGTAGAGTGGCTCATGGGATTCCCAACCGGGTGGACAGAATTAAGTGTCTCGGAAACGCGGTAGTGCCGCAGCAGTTTTATCCGATTTTTAAGGCAATAGCGGAGATAGAGATGTGGATTCAAAATTAATATTTAGGAGGCAAGAGATGTTTTTCTTGGAGAGAAAAGAAAGCTATGTAATGCCAAATATTTTAGGAAATTGCTCACAACCGGTATATACATATCGCTGGAAAGCGATAGCGAAAAGTGAGACAGAGCAGCCGCTATTAGATATGATTAAGGATATGGATGTTGCAACGCACAGGATAGTATCTAATCAACCGAACTGACATTAGGGAGGAAGAAAATGATTAACGAATATATCAGCACCCCACAGGCGATAGCGTTAGCTGTCATGGCTTTTGCTTTAGGGGCAAAAATACTGGATAGGGACGAGGCGGCATCAAATGTGATTACAATGCTGTGGGTCATAAGTATGGTTGTCCTGTGGGCATTAATGTAATTAATATTAATATTTAGTCGAGCAAAATGAGAAATGAAGGAGATATAGAGATGGATTTTATGGAACAATGCGATGACTGTTTGTGCAAAGAATGCCTTGAAAACTGCAATGAAAACCCTGATGGGTGCTGCTACACATGCTGCAAAGACCATGAAGAATGCGAACCTATCAGTCAGTGTCCATTTGGATGGTATCACGATAATTAAGATTTTGAGAGGTATGTATGGATAAAGATTTTTCAGAAGGATTTATGCTTGATATAGCAGATTTGTTGGAATGTTGTGTAGAAAATAATACAGATAATGTCGATTTGATTTTTACTTTTAGAGATAAGGAATTGAGCGTGAATATTGCATTTTCAATTAAACAAAACTGACATTATTAGAATTTGATGGAGGCGTAAGATGGAGATAAGCATTTTTGAGCGAAATGGGAAGACATGGACAAGATTTAAAGTCAAAGTAACAAGTTTTTATCATCTAAAACAGTGAAATTTGGGTTTGCACATTGACAACAATATATTGGTTAGTGGATAATAAGTTTTGGAGGTGATACCTTGAGATTGATTGATGCAGACTCATTAATGATACGGCTCGAAAAACATTACAAAGAATGCGAAAGCAGTTACGAAAAAACGCAAGGTGATGCTTGGCTATATATGATGCAAGCATATTCCAAGGCAGTAAAAGAAGTCAATGAAAGTGAGACTGTAAGAACCACTGACCAATAACGGTTGGTGGTTTTTATTTTGAAAAACTGAAATAAATTGTGATTGAGGTAGAAAACGAAAGTTAAGCTAATGATATAGCGGCAACGATGGACGGGGAAGACATTGCAGAGAATGACCCGCATGAGTATGCTATATGGAATGTAACCCCATTAACTTAAAACTTTTGGGAATAAAAAAGAGCCTTGCGGCCCTGCCCGACGTTTTACAAAGGTGAGGAATTGCAACCTCACAAGGGTCTACTGGCGGCTTTGCGTTCCCTATTATTTAAATTGATTATAGCATTTTTTTGAGAATTACACAATAGCAATATTAGAATTTAAACGTACATTGAAAATTTAATATTGATTAGTGGAAATAAAATGTTGACATTGGGTGTACCCTATGTTATAATAAAGACAGTTAGGAAACATATTATAAAAAGAATTTATAAAATTAAGAAAAAGGGGTAAACACTATGACAACAATCAAAGGATTCGCAAATTACGGAGTATTGGCACATGAGAAGCAGATAATCTTCACTGTTTCGGGAAAACACCCACATGCAACTGTGAGTGAAGAAATTGAAATCACATTGCCAGACAAATGGGAAGTATCCCGGAATGAATTTGAGGAGCTGCTTATTGATACGCCGGAGGGTAAGACCTATATGGCTGACGAAATCATATCAAGTTGGGAAGATGAACCGGTATTAAGCTGGTATGATGAAGAAAATCATAGGATTACACTTGAATGGAAAACAATATGAAGGGGAACGCCGCAAGAAAGATGGCAGAAAAAAGCCGGATTAATTAGCAAGTCCTATAAGCTTAATAAAACGCTTGTAGAGGATTTTGCAAAAGCTTGTGAAGCGGCAGGAACAACGCAAGCCAAACAATTATCAAAAATGATGAAAGAATTTATTGAAGCCACTAATCAGTATTAGATTAGTGGCTTTTACGTACTATCTGAGCAGCGATGTAATGGAAATGATGGAAAGTGCTAACAAAGAACTTGGTAGACGTAGTGATTGAACGAATCAATACGCTGCCAATGGAAATGAAAGACAGCATAGACAATCAGAACGGATACATATTGCAACTCTTCTTATCCGGGAGTTACGGAGCGGTATTATGCACAGTCTACGCCACATACCATTCGTTCGGCAAGAGAAAGTGTATGTATAGAAAGGAAAGCCATGAGGACCAGGGACAAGAATTATAGTGACTATGGTATTACTGATGATGAAGCCAAGCGCATAAAAGAATACTGCCAGACCGCTAGCGTAGAAGATAAGCTTACATTGTTCCAGTGCGCCATATCCTCCGCTCCTGGCTTGGAAGTTGAGATATATGAGAGCCTTGTAGGTAACATCGGATATGACAAGCTGAGTAAGAGGAAGAACATACCAATTAAGCGGGATGATTTCTATGGGTATCAAAGAAAGACGCTCGATGAATACAGGCGGTTAATGACATTGTTTGGGAGGTGGAAAGGATGACAATTAGTCACATAAAGGAAAGCGAGTTATTAAGAATTGGTGATAGCATCCGTATCCTAAGAAAAAATAAGGGTTGGACGCAAAAAAAGCTTGCTAGCGAAAGTGGCATTCACGAAGTACAGATTCGCAGATATGAAAATAACCATTCACTTCCTAGAGATGAACAATTGCAAAAACTTGTAACTGCTTTAGGAGTAGAAAACGATTTTTTCACACGAATGGAGAATATGCAATATGGTAGGAATAAATAATTACATAAGAATAGGCAAGAGAATGAAACAAGTAAGAATAAAAACGGGTATTTCGCAAAAAGAAATGGCTATAAGACTTGGAATATCTTGCTCTTCTTACTCAAACTATGAAAATGAATACAGGGAACCAAGCATTAACTTGATATATTCATTTTGTAAAGAAGTTAATATGACGATAGATGAATTGATACGGATGGAGTTTATGACAGTTGATAAAAACTTCAAAATGAATATTAATACCGGAAAACAAATAAAAGAAGCAAGAGTAAAAGCAAAATTAACACAAGAAAAGTTGGCGCAAAAAGCAGGAATTTCTGTTTTTACCTTACAGAAATATGAATCAGGCGACAGAAATCCAAAGATAGAATCATTACAAAAAATAGCAAATGATTTTGGCATACCAATTACTAGAATTAAAAGTATGTAAAAATGGAGGGACGGTTTGATTGTCCTACTTATGGTAAAATTAGTATAGGACTATTATACCACATGGGGTAAAAACATGATTATTAATCTATTAAAGCGATGCTGTGAAAACTGTATTCATATTAATGCAAAAGCCGAAAATGAAACTGAATTATATAGAAACATGATGGATTCTAATATTACGAGAAAAACAACAGCAACCATATGGTGTTCACATATGGAAGTATGTAAAGAATACCGTGAGGCAAAAAGAAAAGATGAATCTTAATTCAATTATGAAAAAGCTCCAGCGCGCCATATTGCAGACCAGACTTGTAATCAAGATATCTACCAGCCAATTCTACAGCGAGGAACAGGGGCGCATGATAACCATATGGATATTAAGCACCCCTGTACTACAACAGGATAAGCATGGGGAGTGGAAAACCAGGGATTATGAGATACTGCGGAGTGCATCGGGGATTGAGATTGTGAAGTGCTTGCAGGAGATATGGGAGGCGGTGAAGGGATGGAAAAGATAAAATTGTTACCTTGTCCGTTTTGCGGCGAGAGTCCAGAAAAAATAAGAAATGGCGGATTGAAAGGCATACACTGTAGCAATCCGGGATGTATAGCATTTAATATACAAGCGTTTTATTGCCGTTGGAAAAAAGCTATACATGCATGGAACAGAAGGTATGATAAGGATGGTGGTTAAGTGGAACTTACACCGAAACAGAAAGCGTTTGCGGATTATTACATAGAATGCGGAAATGCGGCAGAAGCTGCGAGAAAGGCTGGTTATAGCTTACGGACAGCAGACGCAATAGGGCGTGAAAACTTACGGAAGCCTACGGTTTCTGCATATATCTCCGAGCGACAGAAACAGATTGATGATTGCCGCATAGCTGATGCCGCTGAAATACTGCAATATCTTACATCGGTTATGCGCGGAGAAGTAAAAGACCAATTCGGTCTTGACGCTCCTTTGGCAGAGAGGACCAAAGCGGCGGTGGAGCTGGCAAAGCGCAAGATAGATACAGATAAGAAGCAGGAGGGCGGCGGGATTACTATTGTCAACAACATACCAAGACCAGACAACAATAAATCTGACTGATGTAATCGCCCCTTCCTTCTATGGTGTTCACTGGGATATTATGGACGGAAAGCATACATATTATGACCTGTACGGAGGGAGAGGTTCCACGAAGTCCTCTTTCATATCTGTGGAGATTGTACTGGGTATGATGGATGACCCAGAGGCCAATGCTGTCATATTCCGAAAGTACGCTGTTACAATTGGGGAATCAGTCTTTGAGCAGATACAGTGGGCTATAGATGCGCTAGGCGTTACGGATTTATGGGAATCCCGTACAAGCCCATACAGATTCGTTTATAAGTCGACAGGGCAAAAGATAATATTCCGTGGACTTGACAAGGCGAAGAAAACAAAGTCAATTAAAGCTAGTAAGGGATACTTCAAATATTTGTGGTTTGAAGAACTGGACGAATTTGCAGGACCGGAAGAAATACGAACTGTTGAACAATCAGTGTTGCGCGGTGGAAGCAAGTTTGTTGTGTTTAAATCCTTCAACCCGCCTATCAGTCAAAGCAACTGGGCTAATCAGTATGTAAACACGCCGGATGATAGTGCATATAGACATAAAAGCGATTACCGTTCTGTGCCGGTTGAATGGCTGGGGGAAATGTTTATTGAGCGCGCTGAACATCTTAAAGCCACCAATGAGCGGGCATACAACCACGAGTATTTAGGCTTGCCGGTTGGACTTGGTACAAATATATTTGATATGCTGGATGTACGGACAATCACAGACGAGGAAATTCAGAAATACCAAAGCATATACCAGGGGCAAGACTGGGGCTGGTTCCCGGACCCCAAAGCATTTATCCGGGCCGCTTACATACCAAACAAAGAATTGGTTGTGTTGCTTGATGAAATGGGTGGCTGTAAAATTCGTAACAGCAAGATGGCTGAGGATATACAGACGGCTGGGTACGATGATTATACAATCTATTGCGGTGTGGATGAAGAAGAAAGCATTATAGACTTCCGTGACGCTGGTTTACCGGCACGTAAAGCCATTGTAACACCAGGAAGCAGGAAATATACCTTTGAGTGGTTGCAGTGCCGTACAATCGTTATAGACCCGGCCCGCACGCCACGAGCATACAAGGAAATAATAGAGTATGAGCATGAGGTAGACGGAAACGGAGAAGTAATAGCGGATTACCCAGATGGAAATGACCACTGGATTGATGCTCTCCGTTATGCTACAAGCCCGCTATCAATGAGGAGAGGAAACAGCGCATGATTTATATATTGATTATAATTTATTTGTTAATTGGCACTATTGTTTCTGGGGCCATGCAAGTAAATGGAAAGCCTTCTTTGCTTCTATTGTTCTTCTGGCCGTTGACACTATTTTTTCTTCTAATCTTTGGCGCATTTAATCTTGCGTTTTTGATAGGCGAAAAAATAGCAGAAAAAATTGGGTGATTAAATGGGACTAATAACATGGGCTAAAAAGGTGATAGGAATGATATTCAAGAGACAGGCAGAAGAAGATTTCAACGTTGAATCAGTGGTATCCCCGGAGATGGAAAGCAAGATTGCAGAGTGCGCCAATATCTACCGGGGTATTCCCTATTGGGTGAATGCTGACGATAACGTTAAGACAATCAATTTTGCAAAGGCCATATGCTCAGAGACGGCCCGACTTGCTACCCTGGCAATCGGAATACAGATTGATGGGAGTGCGCGGGCGGCGTGGCTCAAGGAGCAGATTGATAAGATATATTTCCAGATTAGGCACTGGGTAGAATATGGTATGGCCTACGGCACAATCATACTTAAGCCAAACGGTAAGGGACTGGACATATTCACACCTATGGATTTTATCATTACGGATTGCGATAATGAAGGTATCTATGGGATTGTGTTCAAGGATGGCTACAGCGAAAATAATAAGTATTACACCCGATTTGAGTATCATCGGTTTGTCGAAGTCAAGGATGGGGAAAACATCTATTACCCATATTACATATCCAATAGAGCCTATGTGTCTCACTCTGCAAAAAGCGTGGGGGACCCAATAGCATTAAATAGGACTAAGTGGTCCGACTTGCTTCCAGAGACACCACCTATACTCAAAGCTAACAATGATAAAATAGACGGACCCATGTTTGGCATACTCCGTACTCCACAGGCTAACAATGTGGATATTTCATCACCATTGGGATTGCCAATGTTCACAGAAGCAATCGAGGAATTAAAAGACCTTGATGTAGCATACAGCCGAAATGTTGGTGAAATATTTGACAGTGAGAAAATTATATTAGCAGACGACCAGCTTATGTTTGGAAGCGGAACAAACATTAAGGGGCGCTATGCTGGTATGAGCAACGAAAAGCTTCCTCATTATGTAAAAAATATATTTGGAAATGGAACGGAATCTTTCTATCAGGAGATTGTTCCATCGTTGAATACTGATATCAGAATTACTGGAATAAATAACCTACTCTCATTTGTGGGATTTAAGTGTGGATATTCCAACGGGTACTTTGTGCTTGATGAAAAAACAGGAATGGTCACAGCCACACAGGTAGAGGCTGACGACAGGAGAACCATACAGCTAATCAAGGATGTACGTGACAAGCTGGAAAGTTGTCTTGACGGGGCAATATATGCTCTCAATGTATATGCTGACCTGTATGGGCTTGCTCCGGCAGGGGTCTACGAAATAACATATGATTTTGGAGACATTACATATAACCGAGAGGAGGACCGGGCAAGATGGTGGCAGTATGTTGTGCAGGGGAAAGTGCCGGCCTGGATGTATTTTCAGAAGTTTGAGGGATTGTCTGAAGAAGATGCAAAGGCTATGGTACAGGAAGCACAGCCGAAGGAAGGTCCAATGCTATTTGGGGAGGAATAATATGGAAACATTAAAATTCAATGTAGATAAACAGCATATCGTAAATACTTCTCCGCATCCATATCTTGTAGCAGGAACACAAAACTACCTCGAATGTGATTTCCAATTCGATGCATCATGGGTTGGATATAACAAGGTAGCTGTGTTTGAACAGAAGTACTATGTTCCTATATTTGGTAATCGATGTCGCGTCCCGGATGATGTGGCACGGTTAAAAAGATTCTCCGTAAGGATAGTTGGGGAAAAGAAGGATGTAAGGATTGTAACGGATTTCGCAGTAATAGACCAGAGGTGAAAATACATGTATGCTAATAATTTGGATGATGCGTTTTCCGTATTTGCATCAGGCACAACAGAAGAATGGGTAAAAAGTGATAAATACATGGATTATCCAAAATATCACGATGAAGATTATACCTACATCGAAGGACGTACAATTGGTGACATTGCTGCGCAGATATCAGTGCAGGGAGAAGCATACAGCCAGTATATATCTTTTATGATGGATAGATACTATGATGGCATTGATTTGATGGGAATGTCTATATGGATACACTATGAATTAAAAGATGGAAGCGGCAGCGAAGATAGTCCAGTGAATGTAATGTATAACGATAGTACTATCAGATTTAATTGGATTGTACCAGAAAAAGCAACGCAACAGTCAGGAGACATTAAGATTGGCGTATGGGTAAATGGTACAGCGCCGAATACCAAAGCGTATATATTAAAAACAGAAGAAAAGATATATACAATACATTCGGGGTTAATTCCAGGGTCTGGTATTACACAGCCAGACCAGAATTGGTTTGAAAATTTTGTTGAGCAAATGGATAGTAAGGTATCCACTGCCCAGGGCCATGCCAATGATGCCCAGGCCAGTAAGACAGCCGCCGCCGGTTCTGCCGCGGCGTCTGCCCAGTCAGCTACCGCCGCCGCCGGTTCTGCCGCGGCGTCTGCCCAGTCAGCTACCGCCGCCGCCAAAGCACTGGAGGATAACAAGGTATACGTGGAGAGCCAGAAGGCTGCTTTCGTAGGCTACAACAAGCGTGAGACGGACCTTAAATACGCCAATGCCCTTATCGGCTCGGCATCCGGCACCACGCAAGTCACAGTGGACGACGCGTGGGAGGCGCCGATACCCGGCCTGGAGATAGCCGGTAAGAGTGAGCAGGGAGCAGACCCCAGCCCGGAATATCCACAGGAGATTGTGAGTACGGATGTCACGGCGGTGACAGTGACGGGAGCTAATCTGTTCGACGACACCACGTTAATGGCTTACGGAAATACGACTTTTGTAC